GGTGCAGATGACCGGAGCTGATCCCGGCATGACTATTAGCGGCCTCAGTGACACCGGAGTTTCACCGGGGCGAAGGTTTCAGCCGCTTATTCTTGGACTCGCCGTGGCCATCTGGGCGCTTACTCACTCTATCGACCACGATTCCCGCGATCCCTCAGGTCTTACACTTGCCCGTCAGCACGGGCGTTCATCTGCGTGCTGCGGTGATGCAGGGGGCCGCGTTGCGCGGTGCAGAAGTCTTCCGCATCCCACTGCGCACTCCTTGAATGCGCAGGAGTGATGCTTCAGGCTGCAGCCTTGCAGTCAGCCGCTGTCATTCGTTGCCCGTCTTCCAGCTCAACCACGCAAACACCGTTGCGATATCCGCGTTCCATGTTGAGCCGGTTAGCCTCGAGGATGCAGAGGCTCAGGTCGCTATCGGTAAACACCTGCAGCTCGCCGCGAAGGGTGATGCGGATGACCTTGTTCATGCTGCCTCCATTGCCTGCTGAGCTAGAAACTCAGTAGCGGCCTCATCAGGTGTGCAGCCATCCAGATACAGGTCATGCAGGAAGTCTTCATCCTCAGAGCCGTCAACTACGTGGCGACCAAGGATGTCGCCTGCTTTGTCAGCCCAGCGGCGCCAGGTGCGCTCTTGCTTGTCTGAGCGGCACTCGTCAGCCGCCATCGTTGCCATGTTGAACATCGCGATTCCCTCCGGTGGATTTCCCGTCAGCCCCCTGCGAGAAGGGCTGCCAGTGAAATCTGTCTTGTCACTCACTGCGCCTATCAGGGTCATTCGCACAGTTCGGTCATCACCTCGCCAGACTGAGCCCCTCAATGGCTTTCATCTGGCGCCGGTCGCCTCACAAGCGCAGCGGTTTGTTTCCTTCGGTTTACTGACCTCCCACCGATGGTGCCGGGAGTGACCTAACCGGTTTGGCCGGGTAGTCGTTCATGGCGCTGGTTGTTAAAGAGCGGCGCAGCTTTCGCTGCTGGGCCCGTAATGCCTTGGCTTGAGAGATAAATTAACCGCCGGTTTTCTTGTCGTCAATACCGGCGGTTAATTTATTTTTCTCAGTGGTGCGGTATGCTTTTCCTACAACTGTATGGATGTACAGCATTCAAGGAGGTGTACATGGGCGCAATGCAGCAACAAAAAGAACAGCAGCGGGTGGAGCTAACAGGGATCGAAAGGCTGAATTTGAGGGTCTCCAACATGATCAATCACCCGATCGCGCAACTTCAGCGCTGGGTGACGATCCATCGGTTGGATACGGACGGGGACAGGGAGTGGAGGGAGGTGATAGGTGTCTTGTCGGATGTCGACGAGATCGACATGACGTTCAATGACGACGCCTCCGTCACACTTAGATGGGAGGCATCTGTAGAAGACGAAAGGGTCACTGAAGTCGAGGACCCATTCGAAACGGAGGAGCCGGCACCATTCTGACGGGCACAAAAAAGCCCGCGTTGCGGCGGGCTTTTTCACTATCCAATCCTTAGATTGGTGCGCTCTCCAACTTGGAACCGCAGTATCTGCATTTCAAAGCGGCTGCCTTAATGGTTTCTGCGCAGAGTGGACAGGTTTTAGTCTCAGATGCTGCCTTCACCTCACGCGCATAAGTCGTGTGCACCGTGGGAGCAAGTGCCTTGGTTTCTGGCTTGTTGAGTGCCCAGATGAACGCGACCAGCCAGCCTACGAACGTCCAGCCCGCAAGCAGGTTAAGTGCAAATATAGGCATCGCTTTAGGGTGCTCGTTCATCGCGCAGAGTGCGGGATAAAAGTACAAAGCGATAGCGCAAGGGAAGAACACAATGGTTGCTATCAGTGCGATCCCATTTGTCCCACTTCCAATCAAAAATGTAACCCAAGTAAGGAAGAGTAGGGCGACCAGTCCAACTATTTTCATGCTGCATCCTGCTTTGATTAATATTCGCTTCTCAAGGAGTCTCGCTCGGTATTAGTAGCGGGGTCATCCTTGAGGTTTGCGCGCCTAGAGGTAGTGGCCCGTTGGGTGAGCTCACCAACATTGTCTATACGAGATTCGCATTCCACACCAACAAAACACGCGCTTGGATATACGTGTCGTCAGCTCTGATTGTTTGCGGCGGATGACGGGTGTTGTCAGAAATCATCGAGAACTGCTCATCACCAATCCACTGCAGCCGCTTAATATAGAGGTGGCCTTCCCACGAAAACATGTAGATCCCGTCACCGGCGAACTCTCGCACGCTGATGTCGACCAGGAGCGGGTCGCGGTGCTTGATCGTTGGTGCCATCGACTGACCCCAGCCGGTCACCATCTTCAGGTGGAAATGTTCCTTGAACTCGACGCCCATTTCGCGGAGGTGCTGAGGGCTGACGCGCACGTCCTGAAGCATCTCGGGGTAGTCATGCGGGATTTGCCCACCACCCATCGCCGCGCGAACGTCGTAGTGCGCGATCCACACCTCGTCGCCAACGGCACCTGGTCGGTAGTAGTCGACCTCGATCACTCCGCCACCGTCGTCCGACTCAGCAGCCGCGAGCAGGCGGCGGCGAGCATCTTCTGAAAGACCTTTTCCTTGCTTGGCCAGCATCTGGCGTACCAGATCGGCGGCAGAAGCGTTCCCAGCTGCGTCAGGTGTCTGATCAGCAGATGACGTCAGGCCACTGATCTCCTTCGCAAGACGCTTGCTGAATTTCTCTACTGGCACGCCAAGCACGCGCGCCAGCACCGAAGCAAATTTCGCGTTCAGCGGATTCGTACCATTTAGGTACATGGCAACTGCTGCCGCTGAGATGTCAGCTGCTTCAGCAAGGCTCGCTTGAGTCAGGCCGAGCGCGTTCTTCTTCGATACAAAAAGCGCCTTGGCGGCGTCGCATTCAGCTTTGAGTTCGGGGGACAGCTCTTTCTTTTTCGTCATCCGTGAAATTTAACCGTTGGTTAAGTTATTTGCGCTAACCGCCGGTATTGCTCGAAAGCTAACCGCCGGTTAATATCTCAGGTATACATCGCTTGCTGAGGCAAAGAAATGAAGAAGACGCCATTGCCAGAGCTGGTCGAGCGAATTGGTCAATCAGCGGTCGCCAAAGGTCTTGGCGTCAGTGCTCCAGCCATTTCGAAGGCCCTCAAGGCATCCCGGGAAATCCTGGTGATCGAGCATGAGGATGGGAAGCTGACGGCGGAGGAGATTCGCCCATTTCCCTGCCAGCTCCCACCACAGAAGACCGCCGCCTAACCACGCTTCGAGCTGAGCGAGATCGTCGCCAGTTCGAAGCCGCGGAGAGCCTCTTGGCTCAACTGATCACGCAACTGACTGGCCTTCTGCTCGAACGCAGGCCAGAGCCTCATCTGAGAAGACAGGGGCAGGGTGGATGCCAAGGCACCCACAAAGCAGCAAAGGGCGGTTATCTCGCCTTGCAGTTCGGAAGAGTCGGTCATGGATACGTCCTTGATCAGTTGGTAAGCAAATGATCCCTGTGTTGGCACGGAGCCACCACGGAAAACGTAACGAGGTTTTACGAATGGAAGACTTTTTGGATGCGTGCCAGTCGGCGGTGAAAGGCAACGAGCCCAAATCACTGGCCGCGAAGATGGGTGTTCCGCATGTGAGCCTGCTGCAACGTGCCAACCCTGACAACGATGCACACCACCTGACCATCGAGCACCTGTTCGGCGTGCTGCTCCACACCGGTGACATGCGCCCCCTGATCGCTCTGGCATCCGAGTTTGGTTTCGACCTGGTTGCCCGCGACAAGCCGGCACCTACCGACCTGAACTCGGCGCTGATGCGCCTGCACGTAGATCTCGCTGACGTGACTCGACTGGCCTACGACGCACAGTCGGACGGGCATGTGTGCTCGCGTGAGAAATCGGAACTGATCAAGGAAGCCGACGAGGTGATCGTCAGCCTGGAAGTGTTCAAGCAGTCCGTAAAGGTCGCCTGAATTTCAGACACAAAAAAACCACCAGGCCCGGTGGTTCTTCAGCAAAGCAGTAAGCGAGAAAAATCATGACAAACATCGTCTCATTTGACAAGTCCCGAGGGTTCACCCGAATGGACAATTCCGTTATGGAG